GACATATTCTTTATAAGAGTAATATACATATACATAGCCTGGTTGATTCTTATGACTTTATCATGCTTTGGTATGTTAGCCGGATCCATAGGTGATATATTCAAACGTTACACCCAGACTATATACCAGAAAGCCGCTGTGCTTTATTTTGTAGCATTCCTCTGGTATTGTTGGATTGAATTTATGATTCTACTACTAGGCATGGATCCAGCTCAGTTTTCCCCAGACCTTAAATACTACTATGATGTATTCACCCTCGGCTTATCAATAGCTGGTTTCGTAATTGCTATATGGCTATTTGTAACTGCCAATTTAGAAAAAGTCGGAACAATCAGTAGCCAAATATGGAGATACGTCCGACTGCCAACATATTTTCTAGTATACATGGTAGTTATATATGCTTTCTAATTTCACTAAACACACGTTGGGCCACGCGGTTATTTTTCAAAATCAGTAAATTCTAACAATTTTTAGAGAGATTTAATACCAGTACCTGCAAAGTGCATAAGTGACCTAACTGTAGAGGTGCCTATGAGCCAAAGTGTTAAATGGAACATACTCACACCACAATTAACACCCTTCAACTATAATACAAATTAACAATGTAATTGTGAAGGTGATGTTAGGAAACACATGTTCACAACACTAGACTGCATTGGGACACCTATGACTATATACGGACCTTGTTGGGCCAACAACATTTCGGCTGTAACCAGAATGGCCATGCAAATGCCTTTACCAAACAACGACATGCTTATCAACTTTGAAACATGGTTTTAAAGGATTTTCTAATCAGAGATCAAGCCTATAATAGACTAAATAAATATAGATCACTTCGCTTGGTTCAACCATTTAACAAAAGGCAAATAAGAAGAAGTTTTGGATTACTTTATGGATTTAGAACTAATTACTGAGTAAACACCAGACCTATTTATACCAAAAAAATACCCAACTTTAGCAGACATACCATAAATATAAACTTATTATAATTTCGTGAAGTCTGAAAAATAAGTGGGTGTTAAACCTAAGACTAGATGTATCTGTGCGCCAGAAGCTATACATAAATTTATTATGGGACCTGTAACCTATGCCTTAGAGCAAGTATTCAAATAACACTTTAAGGGTTACAAAGTACCATTAACTTGGGGCGGTCAAGAGGAATTATTAGATGAATTTGATAAAAGGAACTTAAATACAACTATATAACTAGACGGCAAAGGGTTTGATCTAACATAGAACATATAATTAAAGAAAATTATTGACTTTACTATATATGACTACGTTGCCCAATATGTTGATCATGTACCTTAAGAGGTTTTCCTCAAGATGGCCAAGCCAATTTAGAGAAAGATAGTCCCTTATACATTCCAAAAAGACCTAAAAAATAAACAAAAATATGGTAGCTTAACAGTTGAAGGATTAACATTGTCAGGTAGTATGGATACAACATTAATGAATACAATTCGAATGTCTTGCTATATAAGGTATGTTGCTTACATAGCTGGTTTAGAAGATTCAGAGTTCGAATGTTGGATAAAAGGTGATGATTG